GGAATCCACGCACGACGACCTCGTGAAGGAATGGGGACCGCAATCCAGCGAAGGCTTCAAGGAGAAGCTGGAACTGGCAAACCGCGCCATGAAGAAGCTGGGACTGGTCGATGCCTACAAGGCCAAGGGCATTCTTCTCCCAGACGGAAGCCTGACCGAACCGACGATCGCCAAGGCGTTCGCGGAAATCGGCGGAACGATGTTCAAGGAAGACACTCTTGGCAACGACGGCAATGTCCAGAAGGGCAACCCCTTCAAGAAGGATGCGGCCGGCGGGCGGAATATGACGGCGATTTCGGCCCTCATCAAAAGCGACCCCGAACGAGCAAAGCGTCTGGCCCGCGAGGCCGGGGAAAACCCGGCCCAGTGGATGCCATCCAACCCCCTTTGACGCGCTCAATTCCATAAGGAAAGACTATCATGGCTGATGCATGGACACGGCTTTCGGACGCAATTCTTCCCGCGCCGTACGCCCAATACTCTTTCGAAGCTCACGTTCAGAGCCTCGAACTCTTCCAGGCCGGAGTTCTGTTCTCCGACCCGGAAATCACTGCAAAGCTGTCGATGGGCGGTCGCTCCGTCGATATGCCCGGCTGGAAGGATCTCGGTTCCGATCCGTCCGAACCGGTCAACGATGACCCGACCGACTCGATCGAACTGAAGAAGATCGGTAGCCGTCGCGAAGTCGCCGCCCGTAACATCCGTGCGCAGGCATGGGGCGTTCCGGACCTGACTTCAGTTCTCGCCGGCTCCGACCCGCTGAAGACGATCATCGATCGCCAGACCGACTACTGGCAGCGGGCCAACAAGAAGATGATCATCGCCATGCTTCAGGGCGTGGTCGCTGACAACATCGCCAACGACTCCAGCGATATGGTGGTTGATACCAACCTCTCGATCGTTGACACGGATATCATCGACGCTGCCTACAAGCTGGGCGACCGCGCCGACGACTTCCGTGTGATCTGGATGCACTCTAAGCAGATGAAGGTGCTGAAGAAGGCCGATCTCATCGACTACGTGCCTTCCAGCCAGCAGGGCGGGATGATGATCCCGTTCTACATGGGCCTGCGCTGCATCGTGGACGACGATATCCCGGTTGCTACCGGCGAATACACGGCGTTCCTGCTGAAGAACAAGTCGATCATGTGGAACGAGCTTCCGGTGAACACCGAAGGCGGTCCTCTCGAACGTGATCGCAAGCCCCGCCAGGGTCATGGCGGCGGTGTGACCGAGCTTGTCTCGCGGCGCCACATGGTTCCGCACATCCCCGGCACCCGTTGGCTCGATGCCTCGACGGCCGGTGAATTTGCGACCGACGCCGAACTGGCGCTGGCTGCGAACTGGGACCGCACCGCGTCGTCTGTGAAGTCGATGACCTTCGTGGCTCTTCGCACGACTGAAGTCTGATCAATGAGGCGGGGGCTTAACGGCTCCCGCCTTTCTCTTTCGAGGAGAAGACAATGCATTCTCGCAAGCGCGAACCGACTTCCAAGCGGAACTTCATCGCGAAAGTTACCGATCTCCGGGCGCCTGCCGCCGTGGACACCACCATTCCTGTATTCGGGCAGCGCAAGCGCAAGGCCAAGAGCCGCGCTCCGCTCCGTCCCAATCCTTCCAAGGCTGATTGATCATGGCCATCACTCCCGAGGATATCGCCAATATGGCCCTTGGCGTTCTTGACGAAGCGCCGATCGATAGTCTCGTGGAGGACAACAAGGCTGCTCGTCTGCTCAACCTGCACTTTGAGCAAACCCGCATGGCCGAACTGAAGAAAAACACATGGGTCTTCGCGATCCTGTCGGTTTCCGTCGAAAGCGTGGCTGTCGATGACGGCTATGGTGTTGGCGCCTATTCCTATGCTCTCCCGCCCGATGCGCTGCGTGTCCTGCCCGTGACCGAGAACGGCGAGCCGGACGGCTATCCGCTCCCCTGGCGGCAGGAAGCCGGGCTTGTTTATTGCTCAATGTCCGGCCCGCGCCGCATTCGCTATATCGGCAACCTCATCGATCCGAACGACATGGACCCGCTGTTTATCGAGGTGTTCTCGGCTGCTCTTGCGGTGAAGATAGCGCATCCGCTCACCCATAAGTCCGGCATGATCGACATAGCCCGCAACGCCTATCAAACCGCCTTGCAGGAAGCCCGGCGCGTCAACGCTGTCGAGCGCGGCCAGATGGTCAATAAACAGACATGGTTGCAGGCTCGCGGGGATTATCGCTGATGGTGGCGCTTTACCCGGTTCAGGACGTATTTGTCAGGGGCGAAATCTCTCCTCGCCTTCATGCAAGGGCATCTCTCGACCTATACCGGGCGGCACTGTCGAAGTGCGAGAACCTGATCACCCTGCCGCATGGCGGTATCCGCAAGCGCGGGGGAACCTACTTTGCCGGCGAGGTGAAGGATTCGTCCAAGAGGGTGCGCCTTATCCCGTTCGTGTTCAGCGCCGATCAGGCCTATGCTATCGAACTCGGTGATTTTTATCTGCGCGTCTATGCCTATGGCGCTCGTGTCGCAACGGTGGAAGTCGTCACGCCCTGGCCTGAACAGGTCCTGAGTGAGCTTCAGTTCTACCAATCCGCCGACGTGATGTGGATCGTCCACGGTGATTATCAGACGAGGACATTGACACGGCTTGCGCATGACAGCTGGGAGATCGCCGTTTACGGCATTGAAGATGGTCCGTATCTTGTCGAGGACACGCAGGGCACGACATTAAAGCCTGCTGATACTGGCGGCATCGTGCCGGTGATGACGAGCAACACCACGCCTTCCGGTGAGGTCTCCAACAGCTATGCCAGCGTGGACGCCTACAAATCGTTCACGCGAGTTGCCGGCGATTGGGTGAATTCTGGCTTCACGTCGGACCTGATGACCACGACTTATATGCTGCCAACAGGGCAGACAGCGGTAGTGGATGGCTACAGCGTCCAGGCCCCGGCAACTGCTCGCTCTGCTTCACAGCATCCGCCAGCATGGGCGTTCGAAGGCTATGACGGGTCAACCTGGATATCTCTCGATACGAGGGATTCCGAAACGTTTACAGCGGGCGAGCGAAAGTATTTCAATTTTGAGAACTCCTCGGCTTTCGAGGGGTTCCGCATTCGCGGAACGGCGACAGGTACGGCTCCTGATGGAAGCGATGCCAGCGGCATGGGGCAGATCACCTTCCATCGATCGGCAGACACGCAGACGCCCTTCAATCTCGTTGCCAGTTCAACGACCGGCATCAATGGCGGCGACGGGTTCAAAGCCAGCGATGTAGGGCGCCCGATCCGGCTTCTCGGCATCGATAACAAATGGCGCTGGGCTGAAATCAAAAGCCGCGTCTCTGCAACCACCGTCACGATTGTCATCCACGATCAGGCATTGCCGGACACATCGCGCATCTCGCGGTGGCGGCTGGGGGCGTGGTCGGGCGAGGAAGGCTGGCCGGATACGGTAACGATTTTCGAGGAGAGGCTTGTTTTCGGCAAGGAGACCCGCATCAACGGCTCAAAGACCGGAGCATTCGAGACATTCACCCAAGGCGAGAAGGACGACGACGCGCTCGAATTCCTTCAGGCCGGGGGCGGGCAGCAGAACGATATCGTCTGGCTGGCCGATGTTGACGGCGCCCTGGCTATCGCGACTGCTGGGGGTATCCGGTCATTGTCCGGCGCCGGGATTGACGAGGCTCTTACGCCCTCATCGTTCAAGAACAAGAAATCCCGCACCCACGGCGCGGCGCGAATCCGTCCGGCTGATGCTGCCGCATCCTTTCTGTATGTGACCAGCAGCCGAATGAGCATCGCGGAAATGGTGCAGAACCAGTCTGGCCGGTTTTCATCGGATGATGTGGGCCAAGTTTCTGAGCATATCCCGAAGAAGGGCGTCATCAATCTGGCCTATCAGAACGACCCTGACCCTATTCTGTGGTTTCCGCTCGACAATGGCGAAATGGGCGGCTTTACGCACCAGCCTTCGCAAGAGGTCAGGGGCATGCATCGCCACCGGATCGGCGGATCGTTCGACGGTTCGGAGTGGGGCATTGTCGAAAGCGCCATCGTGACGCCCGGCCTGAGCGGTGCGGATGATGTGTGGCTCATCGTCAAGAGGACAATCAACGGCGCGACCAAGCGATATATCGAGGTCATGCAGGAAGCGTTTGAATATAGGGAGATCGAGACGGCGTTTCAGGTCGATTGCGGTCTTTCCTATTCTGGCACTGCTACCAACAGCGTTACGGGCGTGGATCATCTTGAGGGCGAGACCGTGGACGTTCTGGCGGACGGCAAGGTCTACAAGGGCTTGCCGGTGTCTGGTGGCACGGTCACGCTGCCCGGCGGCGCGACGGCGGGAGTATGGCATGTCGGCCTTCCGTTCGCCTCTGGTGCGGACACATTGGAATTGGACGTTGGGGGCCGTGATGGCTCCATGATGGGCCGGCGCAAGAAGGTTTCCGCCGTCATCCTGTCGCTATTCGAGACGGACACAAGCGGCCTTAGAATTCAGTCCATGCAGCGCGGGCGCTGGGAGACCGTGAAGGTTCCGACAATCGTTCCGGCTGACGGTAAGGCGCACCTGTTCACGGGCAACATCCAGGTGTTGGTGGATGATAGCTGGGAAGGTCAGGGCCGCGTCACCATCGCCCATGACAATCCCACGCCATTTACCCTAAGAGCCATGACGCCAGTATTCGAGGGTTCCCCATAATGTGCCTTGACCCCCTTAGCCTCATCACCATCGCTGGCGCCGGCCTCAATGCGGCTGGCTCGATCATGGCGGGCAATCAACAGAATGCACTGGCTGAAGCGCAGGCCACGGCGATCGAGCAGCAGGCCCAAGCCGATGCACAGGCTTCCGCGTTTGAACAGCAGCAGGAGCGGCGCAAGCAAGACCTGATGGCCGCGAATGCTCGTGCACAGGTTGGCGCATCTGGCGTTGCCTTTGCCGGGTCTCCGACCGAGGTACTGACCGCCAACGCCGCACAGGGTCAGCTTGATATCGAGGCGATCCAGTACGGTTCGCAGCTTCGCCGAAACAACCTTTCGACGCAGGCTTCAATCTCCCGTTTTCAGGGAAAGCAGGCCAAGCAGGCCGGGTTCATCAATGCGGCATCTGGTTTCGTGTCGGGGGTTTCCGGCTTGTTCGATCCGACCAAGGCAATCAAATTCGGCAAGTCCGCATTCCAGTGAGGAATTAAGCATTGGCCCGTATTCCCGTACAAATTGGAACGCGCTCGCTCGATACCGGTTCTATTGTCCAGTACCCGGGCAGCACTCCGGTAGCCGATGCAATTGCCGGCGCAGGCAATGCGTTGCAGAACGTTTCCGCCCGGCTGCAGCAGAAGCAGGAGCAGAAGGACAATTTCGACCTCTCCATCCGTGAGAACGAACTCGCCGCCGACCTATCCCGCATCGAGGACGAGGCCGTGCAGTCGGCGCCTGCCGATGGCTCAGGCCTGCATGACAGCGTCTATGGCGAACTGGATCCGGTAACGAAGCAGCCGGTCAAGCCGGGTTCGTTCGATCAGGTGTTCAACAACTATCTGGAGCGAGTGCCGGAAAGCAAACGGCAGGAATTCGCGGCCAAGAAGGATGTTTACCGTCTTCGCGGCTCGGCTCGGCTTGCTCAACAGCAATATGCCAGCGAACAAGCTTACTACAAGGTCGAAATCCAGAAGACCCAGAACGACATCACAAACGCGATGGCGATGGCTGATCCGAACGATGACCAGACCTTTGAGGCGTTCAAGAGCCAGGGGCTGGATATCATCGAGAAGTCCGGCCTTCCGGCGTTGGAAAAGGACGTTGCGCGGGAAAATTGGCTGGCCAATGCCGATGAGACGCTGTTCAAGACGAAGCTTGCGAAAGACCCGGCCTTTGCCGCCGATGCAAGGGCGGCTCTAGGGCTCGCTCCTCCCAAGCAAAATGTTGCAGTTCCGGCGCTCAACCCAGATGCTGCCGGGCGCGCATCGGAAGCCATGGCATTCTTCATGAAGAAGGGCTACTCGCAAGTTCAGGCTGCCGGCGTGGTTGGCAACCTCATCCAGGAAAGCAATCTTCGTCCGGCTGGCGCGGTAGGCGACAACGGAACAGCCTTCGGGGTTGCGCAATGGAGAGGCGAGAGGCTTACTCGCCTCAAGCGCTTTGCAGCTGCCAACGGCAAGCCATGGGAAGATTTTGAAACTCAGCTGGCGTTTGTGGATCTCGAACTTCAGTCGAGCGAGAAGACGGCCGGTGATAAGCTTCGCACTGCCAAGACGGTCGAAGAGGCAACCGCCGCGTTTATCGGCTATGAGCGTCCGAAGGGATGGCGACACGACAACCCTTCAGGCGGGCATGGATGGTCTAACAGGCTCGGCCATGCAGCGAAGATCGCGGGCGTAGAGGTTGATCTTTCCGGTTCTTCATCCGCCGATCCGCGCTTCGCGAACATCCCGCTTGATCGCCGCCTTGTCCTCGCCAACCAGGCGGATGTTCAGGTCAATGAGCAGCGCACCGCAGCCGTGGCCATGCAGAAGGCGGAATACGCCTCTCACAAGGACGCGCTCGAACTGCAGATCGTGCAAGGGCAGATCAAGGACGAAGCCCTGATTTCGAACGATCGGACGTTGAACGATGGCGACAAGGCCACGCTGATCCGGTCATTCCGCAGCGAAAACGAGAAGGCCATCACTGTTCAATCGGACCTGTCGGCGCTTGCCAGCGAAAGCCTGCAGCTCGATCCATATGACAGCAAAAGCAAGACGCGGGCCGACAACCTCTATTCCGCTGCTTCCAAGAACATCGAGCCTTCGCAGGCAGCGGCGGTCGCTTCTGCCATCATCCAGCAAACCGGCATTGTCCCGCAGCCGGTCATGAACGACATGCGCCGGGGGCTGACTAGCACGAATGTTGCCGATGTCCTTTCCGCCGCCCAGACGGCGCAGCGCATTTCGTCCTATGATCCCGCCGTGCTTGCCCGCCGCGATGGTGGAAACGAGGTTCAGAAGGCAGCGGACGACTTCACCTATTTCGTCAACAAGCTCAACATGACGCCGGAAGACGCGGCGCAACGCCTGATCGACAACCGCAATCCTGAAAAGCAGTTCACCCGCAAGGCGCTTGAGCCTGCAGCGAAGGAGTTCATCAAGACCGTGGAAGGTGAAGACCTTTCCGCAGCCTTCGATGATAGCTGGATTCCCGGCAATGATCCGGCGCTCGGCGTCACTCCCGCTCAAGAGGCAGGCATCAAAGCCGAATATCTCGCGATTGCAGAAGATCAGTTCTATCAGGCGAACGGTGATCCCGAACTGGCCAAGAACCGCGCCATGGAGCAGATGAAGCGGCTTTACGGCGTGACGGAGATTGGCGGCTCGAAAACGGTCATGAAGCATCCCCCGGAAAAGCATTGGCCGAAACTGCCGGAAGCCGGGTTCCTTGGCTTCGAAGGCGATCCTTTTGGCTATGCCAAGAAGCAGTTGCAGGAGGACATTCAGTCCTTCGGGAGCGAGTTCGACACAGACAGCATTGCGCTCGTGACCACGCCCGACACTGACGCCATGGTGAAGCGGGGCGAGCTCCCGGCCTATTCCGTGCTCTACAAGGACAAAAATGGCGTTTATCAGACGATCCCGGGCAAGCTGTGGCGCCCGGATGTGAACCCGGATACGCTTCGCGCCAAGGCAGACGAGGCACGGCTTGAGCAGGAGCAGGCGGTTGAACGCGCTCGCGGCCAGCAGGAACTTGATCGCGAAGAGGCAGAAATCCAGGCTCTGCCTGATGGTGGGCGTGAACAATCGCTTGATGCCTTCATCGACGGGCCCGCCAAAATACCCGCCATCACGGCAGAACCGCCGGCTGGCGCTCCCACGCTGCAAGACAAACTGGATGTGCGCCGCGATGAACTGTTCGAGAATGCACCGACAAGCGGCGGGGGTGGCTGGTAATGCCGTTCATTGACGAGCGCCGCCCGGTGCAGGACCTTCGCAATATCGCCGGCCAGGATGAGGAAGTCTTTGACCCGTCGATGCTGGAGACGTTCGGCGCTGCCTTCCGCACTCAGAACGTTGTCGGCTCCTACCTGACCTCACGCGGCCAGCCTGACCCGTATCGCATTGAGGACGGCTTTGACGCGATCGATTACGTGAAGGACGATCCAGAATATTCGCCCTATGTCGAATCCTTCGCCGGGATTTTCAACAAGGAAGCGGCCGAAGCGCAAAAGCAGCAGATCAAGAAAGAGCTACAGGACCGCCGCACCCTTGATGCTGCCGGTGGTCTTGGCGTTCTCGCTGAAATGACGGCTGGCGTGTTCGACCTTCCTACGCTCTTGCCCGTTGGTGGCGCGGTCACTGCCGCTCGTGGTATCGGCAGCACGGCCGTTCGTGTCGGGGTAGGGGCTGGCATTGATGCCGCTGCATCCGAAGCCGCGCTACAGGCCACACAGCAGACGAGGACAGGCGAAGAGACTGCGCTGAACGTCGGCGGCTCGATCATCCTGGGCGGCGCTTTGGGCGCTCTGGTTGGCCGGTTCATGTCTCCGTCCGAAGCCGGGGCATTGTCGCGCAAGATCGAGGGGCAGGACGCCGCATTCGATGAAGTGAGCCAGGCGCTTGTCTCTGCCGGCCGTGCCGCATCTGCTGGCGCTGCTGCGCGTGACGTTGGACCGCTTGTTCTCAAGGATGAGGCGGCGCTCAAGAAGCTTTACGGCATCAACATGCAAGACCCGCTGATCCGTCTTCAGCTATCGGATCTGGACGAGGCGCGGTCAACGGTTCGTGGCCTTGCGGAAACTCCGCTGGAATATGCGGACAATGCGGCAGGCATCGCCACCGAGAGGGGAGGCTCCACCGAAACGCTCATGAAGCTGTGGAATGCTCCGCTTGCGAACATGCTGCGCAACATCGACACCTATTATGCGCAGTATTTCAACAATGCGCCGGAAGTCGGGGCGGTCAAGCGGTTCCTTTCCCCGGCACTGTCCGAATTCGACCGTCTGCGCGGGAGCGGAAACAAGCTCACCTATAAGCAGTTCAAAGAGGAAGTCTCCAAGGCTGCGGTATCGGGCGAGCGCCATCAGGTCCCGGAAGTGGCTGCTGCTGCTGCCGAATATCGCAAGTTTGACGAATGGATGAAGAACAAGGCCATTGAGGCCGGCATCTTCCCGGAAGACGTTTCTGTGGCCGGCGACCTGTCGCACCTGTTCCGCATGTATAATCGCCAGAAGATCATTGCCAAACGAGACGACTTTTCCGCCCGCCTGAACGAATATTTCAAGGAAGCGCGTGATAGCGCGTCGAAGGCTGGCAAGCTTGCCGATGGCGCCGACGAGGCTGCGAAACGCGCTGCGGCCAAGACGGAAGAGTTCTCGAGACTTTCGGACGGTGAAATAGCCGCCCTCGTTGACGAGACGATCAACACGATCCTTGGCAACAGCGGCGGGCGCATCCCCTATGACAGCATTGTTTCCGGTCCTCGCGGGCCGTTGAAGGAACGCCTGCTGCGCATTCCGAGCGAGCGCATATTCGATTTCATGGAACTGGACATCGAACACGTCGTCCGCTCTCAGGTCCGCACCATGTCGGCCGACGTGGAACTGGCAAAGAAATTCGGGTCTGTCGATCTCTCCGAGCAACTGCGCAAGATCAATGACGAGGCGGATGCGAAGATCGCGAAGGCGGAAACGCCCAAGCAGAGGCAAAAGCTTGAAGCCGCCCGCAAGGCAGCAATCCGGGACGTGGAAGGCATTCGCGATCGCCTGCGCGGGCAGTATGCCTTGCCGGACAATCCCGATGGCATTGTGCTCCGTGCCGGCCGCGTGATCCGAAACCTGAACTATCTGCGGCTGCTCGGCGGCATGACCATTTCCGCCATTCCTGACATGGCAAAACCAGTCTTCACCTATGGTCTGACAAGCACTTTTCGCGATGGGTTTATCCCACTGGTGACAAACTTCCGGGCTTTCCGGCTTGCGGCTGAAGAAGTCAAAGCGGCAGGCACGGCGCTGGATATGGTTCTCGACAGCCGGGCCATGGCTCTCGCTGATGTGTCTGACGATTTCGGGCGTCACTCCAAGTTCGAGCGCGGCATCCAAGCCATGAGTTCCCGATTTGGTGTTGTCTCGCTGATGGCGCCGTGGAACGCAGCGGCCAAGCAGTTCACCGGCATGATTACCATGACGCGCATACTTCAGGCATCGCAAAACGTCGCGAATGGAACAGCAACGGCCAAGGAGATCAGGGCGCTTGCGGCCTCGAACATCGACGCTGACACGGCCTCGCGTATCGCAAAGCAGTTTGCAGAGCATGGAGACAGCCAGGGTGGCGTTCTTCTCGCTCGTGGCGAACGCTGGTCCGATCCTGTGGCCCTGGAAAGCTTTCGTGCGGCCGTGGTCCGCGATGTGGACCGCGTCATCGTGACGCCCGGGCAAGACAAACCCTTATGGATGAGTACCGAACTCGGAAAAGTGGTGGCTCAGTTTAAAACATTTCCGATTTCGTCCATGCAAAAGACGACGCTCGCGGGTCTCCAGCAGCGGGATGCGGCAACGCTCAACGGTATCCTTCTTATGCTGGCTTTGGGGGCGCTGACCTACAAGATCAAAACGGAAGGTGCCGACAAAGAAACATCGGACAATCCCCTTGTATGGGCCTTCGAGGCATTCGACAAATCAGGCTTGCTAGGCTGGCTATTCGAGGTGAACAATACCGCAGAGAAGATCACTCGCGGCACGGTCGGCCTATCGGCCATAACCGGGGAACAAATCTCCCGCTATGCCAGCCGTAATGCCGTGGCAACGCTTCTCGGGCCATCGGTCGGCACGGTGCAAGACATTCTCGATGTGACCGGGGCGGTCGTGTCAGGTGACGTTCGAAAGGCAGACGCCCATAAAATGCGTCAGCTTCTTCCAGCCCACAATTTGTTTTATGTTAGAAACCTGTTTAACAAGGTTGAGGCGGCAATAACTGAAGACCTACCAGGGAAGTGAAAATGTCGCTCATTTTCGCCGTCATCGGCGCCGCCTTCATTGTCTGTGCATTCCGTCTGAAAGGGCTACCGATCATGACGGCGACTGGTCTTTTTGTCGGCTGCTTCTTCCTTGCGCTTTCTGCTTCAGCATTGGACGTGCCGATCGGTCCCGGCGAATGCTACGTTGACTGGGACGGGCGGTCGAACTCTACCATCTGCGATTAACTTCTGGTTCTGGCGATCGTCGCGACGTTTGACCGGATGGCACTTTCTCTAATCTGATCCATCATTCGCAACGCCCCTCCGGGTCCCTTGGCCTCGTTCAGCTTTTTCAGGAGAGCGACTTCTTCTCCAGGACACGCGGCCTCTGCCGCTATTGCTAAACTCAGCGGGTCGCCAGCTTGAGACGCAAACCTGATGGAATTTCTATGGTTGCATGTGACGTAGGCTGAAAGCTCACTCTCTGCATCAACGTAGCTTTGGCATCCGCCAAGCAATGTGACCGCGACGATAACCGCATACCGCTTCATTTAACCCTCCCGGCCTGTCCGGGCGCGATCCAACACCGAAAACATGAATCTTGCAACCCTGGCTCACCGCCGGGCGTTTCCACATGGAGAACTAAATGGGACAGCCCCTGACTGCCGCCGTCCGGTTTCTATCGGGCGAACGCGAACCTGTGCGCGTTGCTACGACAGGAAACATCGCGCTTTCTGGCCTCCAGACGGTCGATGATGTGGATCTGGAAGTCGGGGATCGTGTCCTCGTCAAGGATCAGGACGACGCCACAGAGAACGGCATTCGCCTTGCTTCGGAAGGCGAATGGTTCAGGGCGCCCGACGCCAGCTACACCAGGGCGATCAACGAGGGTGTCACGGTCCACGTCCGCGACGGGACGGTGAACAACGGCAGGGATTATCGTTTCACGTCGGCAAGCCCTCGCATCGGAACTGATCCTATCACGCTGCTCTGGAGCGGCCCGCAGGCGGCACAGGCGGCAGCAGAGGCCGCACAAGCCGCAGCTGAAGCAGCCGCCGCAGGCGTCAACCTTCCTCCGGTCGCCTCTGATCGCTTCCTTGTCGATAATGCGGCTGGGACTCTGCGAGAGAGCAAGACATTTGCGCAGGTGCGAAACCTGCTCGGCGTCTTCGATACCGAAGCGGATTTCCTCGCGGCGAACATATCGAGCGTTCTAACGTCTGTTGATGTTGCAGGACATACGACCCCCGGAGATCCTGGCGCCTATAGAGCGTTCAGAATTTCTGAGCCTTCCCCCGTCGAGGCTTGGCATATTCAAGGTGCTGGCGGCGTTTGGTGGCAAAAGGCACCTGTCGGCGATGTCATTCGCCTCGAGATGTTCGGCGCCTTCCCACATATCGCTTGCGAACCAGAGACTAAAGCTTGGTACGATGCTTGCGTTACAAAACCGTCCTATCTCCACGTTATGCACACCGACCTGTTTATTCGTCGTCTGAAATGGCGTGGCGTGTGGAGTAAGCTGACCGGCCTTTGGTGCTTCGCGGGACACACACAGGCCGATGGAGCGATCAATATCAAGACCCCCGGCACCTATAACGCGACCTATGGTGGGGGCCTGACGTTTGTCGCCGGCGAGGGTGTCACCGGCAACGGGACAACCGGATATATCGCCTTGACTGGTTGGAATAACCTGATCACGCAGAACGACGCGGCGATTGCTCTGTACTCAGCACCGAACACAGTATCGCCTGCAACGGGTTATGTGGTGTCCAGCTTGACGCTTGGCTCTGGTGCCGGCATAGGGATCATCCCTCGCGATGTGGATGGAAACCTGCTCACGCGGTTTATGTCCACTTCGAGCCAGTTTGCGGCGCATCCGTACCGAGGCGGTGTGATCGTGGTGAGTCGTGATGCGGCTGACCACTACGACGTTTATACGGAAGGTGAACCTTTCCAATCGCCAGCGGTGGTCAGTGATGTGGTAACGACCATCACGGCAACTTTGCTGCGATCAAGCACACAGTACAACAACGACACAATAAAGTTTTTCGCTTCGGCCAACGACGGCCTGACAGAATTCGAAGCCGATGCGTTTAGCTACTTCCTCCGCATGTACGTTGACGGCCTTTCTGCTGTTATCGACAAAGGACCTGCGGCCTCTGATCTCGGATTTGTCGCAAAAACCACTGACGAGGACATGGCGGATATCTTCGATGCGGCGGCGTCATTCTCGGCCAAAACTGGAAAGCCCGTCGAGTTGGATTATGGTTCTTACGAGAGTGTACGGAGGTTCCCGGCCGTTGGTATGGCAAAGCTCAGGGGCGTTGATCTCGATGGCTCAATCATCCGGCTTTCGGTCAACGCTGATCAGGGGGAGCCCGTCGTTGCCCCGCCTCATCGCAAGGGTGGCGAAAGCAACTTCGAACTGACCCGCGTAACCCTTGATGGAGCATATGACATCAGAGGTCATACGGGCTTTGGTCCGGTACGTCCGGGTGCAAGTGGTCTGAGCACAGACGGAAGCAATAACCTGCTGGCCTATAACTTTGCCGCTCTTGATGTGGGTCTTCACGGTGTGGATATCTCCAACACAGGAGAATGGGACGGTACAATCTGGCGATACGTCAAAACAGCATCGGCTAAAAAACGGCAGGCCGGTGTTCCTAGCGTCAATTGCACCATTATGGGGGTCAGGGTTGAGCATCAGGGCGATGATGCCGTGACGGCGCACTACAGCCATGATTTCTATGTTGATGGTGTTCGTGCACTTTACTGCCGTAATTCCTCTCCGACTTCCATGGGTTTTGAGGCAGACGATGGTTCTTACAATGCGATAATTAAAAATATCTACTCTCGTGGTAATGCTTTTGGGGCCGCTTCAAAATCCCACACCGACAATCCGGCACCTAGCAATATTACATTCGAAGATATTACGCTGGAATGTGGGTTTGGTAGAGCATTCTGGGTAACAGGCGACACGTCTGGTTTGGCGGATCATGGTTGCAACATTCACGCTATGAACGTTACCATGATCCGACCATTCTTCGTCGCAGACAGTGAAGCTTGTGGTGTTCATATTACTGGCAACGCCAAGAACGTATCTGTTCGCAACTTTAAGGCTAAAGCCAAGGCATCGGATACTTCGTTCCTATACAGAGCAATCTTTATCTCTGGCACAGTATCCGATGTACTAGTAGACGGTTTTGTCGTCGAGAATTGGGCCGTGCTGGATGATGGTGTTCACGGCAACGGCGACACTATGCGTGTCACTGCTGGCTGCACTGATGTTACCATTAAAAATGGTAAACTTACCGGTTGCGGTAAGTATGGCTTCTGGGATAGTGGCTCCACTCGTGGCGACTTTGATAATATCAAAGTTCAAGGTACTGACGTAGCATCGTCTATAGGCTTCTGGATTAGCCAATCCATTACAACCAACAAGACAACTCAACGCGCCCTGAAGGTTATCAGTGGGTTCGCTACCGAAGAGACGATCGTGGCTTAACCATGAATGGGGCGTTAGTTCGTCCCATTCTCCTTTTGTGCCGTGACGGCGGCTAGGTTCGTCTAAGGGAAGACCTTCTTCGGCACATACCGGATGAAGTGTGTGGAGCGTCCACGCTTCTCAACAGGCGGAAGCTTCATGAAGTCACCATAGGTCTGCGTAAGGACCAACTTCGACTGCGCCGGGCAGGGGTGCACGGTTCCCTCAAACATACGCATTGTCGGTTTTCCGAACCATTCGCGGGGGAATGTCTGCTTGTGCGGCAGGTAGGAACTCGCGAGATTGATGATGTGCGACGAGTAAAGGCTTTCGTTCTCTCTGGTGCTGTCCCTGTAGATTTTCTTCTGGAGGGCGCGGAAGCCGATGAAAGGGACGACGAAAGTTAGCAGTCGGTTGCGCCAGGACTTTTTCATCTTATAGCCGCGCTTTATAAGGAGCATGTCTCTCCATAGCCTGATTTTCGTCTGTATGGGCGTCCTCGCTTTGCCTGTTGGCTTGCCGGTGAAGTCGAGCGGGAAGATGTCAACGAATGGACCTGCGAAGCGCTCCGGCGTGTCCTTTGGCCATACGGTCTTGAAATCTGACGGCGCTGTCGTCACCACCTTGGAGAACGGCAGGGGGTAGCGGCGGTCTGTTGTTCTGGCCCACAGCCGGATTTCCGGGGGCCATTGATCGGCAGGGATAGAGATAAGGCGTTCATAGTCCTCGCGAGGAACAGCAATATCAACGTCGTCATCCCACGGGATCATGCCTGAATGCCGGACGGCGCCAAGCAAGGTTCCTTCCGCCAGATAATAGCGGACATCATGTTTCCGGCAGAAATCGCCTAGAATGTTGAGAATGCCGATCTGCTCTAGCTGGAGGTCGCGAAGTTTGGACTCCGGGATCTTTGGCTTCGGCTTTCGCAGCTTCTTGATGAGTTTTTCAGTCTTGTCGAAAAGACCAATGCCCTTTTTGCGAACAATGGAGGGTATCCACGCCCAGGCATAGGCCAAGGCCCGGTTTTTGCGCGAGGCAAACAGCCATGATCGCGCCTTTTCAGGTGGCGTCTGATAGCGGGTGCGCCAGCCCGGGAATTTCGTGTCGAGATAGTCAAAGGCCTGGCTGACGTAGCGGGTCGCCATCAGCGTATCAGCATGAAGAAGGACGAGATCAAATCGGGCGATGATATGGTTGCGAATGATAATTTCGAGGACGTTAGGCGTGACGCCCTTGATCAGGTCGTTCTTCTTGAAGTGATCAATGATGGAGTCGCAGGACTTGAAGATATCGAATATCTTTGGGGAAACCGTGCTTGTGATCGATCCGGGCCGCTCGAACCGATAGTTATAAAGTGCCTCGTCAACGTATTGGATGCGGTTGGCCGACGCCATGATGTTGTAGACGACGGCGGAATCCTCGAACCATTGACCGACCGGAAACCTCAAAGAGTGGTCATCGAACAGGCGGCGGGCGTAAAGCTTGTTCCACGCGTAAGACTGGCCGGAGTAAATCAGCCATGGGTTTTCGGAAACCGATCGGCCGAACATATTAAGGTTGCCGCGCAGAGCGATGCGGGAGCTTTGGCTTTTCTTCAACCTATGCCGGGTTGATGCGCATAGAACGACTTCGCTGTTGGTCGATACGGCCCGATTGTAAAGAAGCTCGAACATCGTCGGCTCTATCCAGTCGTCACTATCGACAAACCCGATAAAGTCGCCCTTGGCAGCATCTATCCCGACGTTTCGGGCTTCGCTCAGGCCACCGTTCTTTTTATGGATAACGGAAATTCGCGAGTCCTTAAGTGCGAACTCGTCCGCGATCCTTCCTGAATCATCGGTTGATCCGTCATCGACCAGAATGATTTCTATATTCTGAAGCGTCTGGTCAATGATGCTGTTGACGCACTGGTGGAGGAAATCCTGAACGTTATAGACCGGGACGATAATGCTGACGTGCGGAACTTCCACCGCCAACTCCTGATGGATTTCGGCTTGATACAGCATTCTAAAGCACCGCAGCTTTCCAGCGTTTGATTTTTGATTTAACCCGCGCCTCGTCCTTTTCGACCATAGACGGAGATGACTGGCCGGTTCCGAGAGGTTCAGTGATGGGCCCGAATTTCGAACCAAGGCTCAAAACCGAATTGTGCTTGTTGGTGGAATAGGAGCCGACCGGCACGTATTGCCC